GCATATACGGCGGGAGATGCATATAGAGGAGGCGTTCTCGCTCCTGATGGTAGTATACATTTTGTGCCATTTCTTGCCAGAGTTGGTCAGAAAATTTCAGCATCGGGTATTGTAAGTACTTATGCATTAATATATACCACATCAGCGGGTGCGTATGAAGGCGGCGTTCTTGCTCCTGATGGTAATATCCATTTTGTGCCATTTTCTGCTATAGTTGGTCAGAAAATTTCATCAGCAGGTGTTGTTAGTACATACGCACTAGCATATACGACTCCGGGTGCATATAGAGGCGGCGTTCTCGCTCCTGATGGTAGTATACATTTTGTCCCGAATAATGCAACTGTAGGTCAGAAAATAACAATATTATCGAGACAAACTTTTTCATTAGCGTTGTGTGCTTCATCATTTTTTAATAAATATTAAAAGGAGAATTATTTTAAATGTATAACGAAAAAAAGATAATAGCCACATTGCAAGAAATAGCAAAAGAAGCAGAAAAGATTGGACCTTATGTGATTGTATGCCAACCACGACGCAATATAAAAGAAATTCCAGCTCAAAATCTTGATGGGCATATAGGGTTGCATGTAAATTTTAATGCCTTTAGTCATGCATATTGCATGATTGACGGGGAAAAAATCGATGTTGCAAGAAATTTTCTTTTTGAAGCCGCTTTAATGAGTGGCGCAAAATATATGCTTTTCATTGGTGAGGACACTATAATTCCTTTTGATGGGTTTTTTAAATTACATGAAATTGCTGAAAAAAATTCTGATGCAATAGTTGTTGGAGTATATTATATCAAATTATCAGCACCAATGATAATGATAAAAACGAAAGAAAATTATATTATTCCAGCGAATGTTGATCCGGGTCAAGTTTATGAGGCTTGGCAAACTGGACTTGATTGTGCGCTTATACCGATTGATATAATTCGCAAAATAAAGGAGGATGATCCTGAAATTCCATTTTGTTGCATTGGTGGCAAGGCACAGGGCGTTCCGTTTATAGGTGAAGACAACTTTTTTGTGTACAGGTTACGAAAATTAGGGTTTAGGCTTTTAGTCAATACCGATGTTCAATGCTTGCATTGTGATCTTGAATTACACAAATTCAGTGCACATCCCGATATAACTCCTGAACAAATACATCAAAATTATTTTACAAATTTTCCATTAGAAGGACGTTTGACAATGGAAGATAAAGAAATAATTGACAAACGCTGGGTGTCTCGACTACCAAAAGGAACCGCAAATGAATCTTGATTTAGGATGCGGTCCGTATAAAAGAACTGATGCCGAATGGGTTGGCGTTGATAAAATAAAATTTGATGGTGTCGATATTGTATCAGACGCTATTGATTATTTAAAATCTTTGCCAAATGACAGCATAGACAATATTAATGCTTCTCATTTTATTGAACATCTTAAATCGAATGAACGTATAGAATTATTTAATGAAATATATCGGATATTAATTCCAGGAGGTAGAGTGTTTATAGAATGCCCGGATTGGACGTGTGCGTCTGCCTATGGTGATCCTACGCACAAATTTCCACCTATAAGTGAATGGACATTTTCGTATCTCAATAAAAATTGGCGCGATACATGTGCGCCTCATTGTGGTTATACTTGTAATTTTAATGCAATTGTAACAAAAGAAAAAAACACAATAATAATCATCAAAGCAATACTTTTAAAAATTTAAAAAAAAGCCTCTGAAAAATCAGAGGCTTTTTGATTTATTTTTTCTTTTCCCACGGTTGTCTTTTTTTATTTTCTGATTCTTTTATAAGCGATGTAGAGTTTGGCACTGATGCCGAAATTTCTTTTAATGAATCATTCATCGGAAGATGTTTTTTTATTTTATTTTGTGGTCCATATTCATCATTATCTTTTATTCCGACATCAAGGCGCAATGGAATATTATGAAGTTGCTCAGAATCCTTAAGCTCAATAATATCGAGAGCCTTGCATATTGAATTCAACGACTTTCTTGCTATAGTGGCCGCCTGTTGATTTTGATGTTCAAGATTAAGATTTTCAAAAATCTTATGATCTTTAAAATTTCCATCAATTACCTGGTAGACAATTTTTAACATTTTTCCAGTACCTTTTTTATTGTCGATATAATCAGAATCGACAATCGCAACAATATATTCACCCGCCGGAATTGGGTCAAATGATTGTTCGCCATCTTCATGATCCGCTTGAAATCCTAATTCTGACATTATTTTTTTTCTCCTTTTATAATTTTTTTTGGTTCTTCGTCATCATATGGACCCGTTAAAATCCATTCCATTATATCGGAACAACTTGCAAGGGGGACTTCGACATTATCCTGAAATCCAAAACTGTTACCGTTAATCATTGAAGGGTTGTCTCCACCAAGGTATAATACTCGAATTGGATTTGGAAGTGCCTTTCCTTTTTTTGTATTAATTTGAGTTTCAGATTTTACAAAAATTTTCTTATCATAAAATGCGATAATATCCGCCCACTCCTCCAAGACGGAAAGTGAATGTTTATCAATTTTCATCGCCCATTTATCGTAGGAATCTCCATTAGGCGGATTAACTGTTACGATTTGGCAATGGGCGACCAAAATTACATCCATTCCGTTAGCACGAAGCTCATCACAATTTTGCAAAAATCGTTTCCATGCTTCAACAGCATGATATTTAAGTCCTTTTTGGAAAGCGGTCTCTTTGCAATTATCATCAGTAATAGATTTAACCTCTGCCCCTTTTCGTTGTTCGTTGAGTCGGTCAAGTGCCGCTTTATGAATAAGTGGTTCCAGCCAATCCAATGTGTCAACAATTACACGTTTATAAGGATGTTTTTCTTCAAGAAGCATTTCAAAAATATCCTTAATGTCTTTTGTGCTTTGTACGACGTTTGTTTTTTTGCAATCAATATGTGCAACGCGATCCTCTGTTGGAATCATGAGCGATTTCGCCGCACTTCCGGCCAGGGTGCTCTTTCCGATTTTAGGAGGACCATAAATTATTATTTTACGTGGCATTTGTTTTATGCCATGTTGAATATTATTTAAAGAATATCCCATAAACTTTTCTCCTTTAATTATTTTTTTTCTACATTAATTGTTGGCTTATTGTCTTTTTTCTCAACGCAATCGCTGACTTTTTTGTATAGTTCTTTTTCGTTTTCTTTGAGATATTCGAAACCTTTAAGATCAAGTTCAAATTTAATTTTTTCAGGGCGTAATTCTTCAGGGATATCCGTCCGAATTAATTTATATTTCTCTTGATCCAGATTATATTTGATATTTTTTTTAATATTTATATTAAAATTAATATCTTCTTCATTAAAAGTTTTCGAATTGCCATCAAATTCAGTTCCATAAATTTGAACTAAACTTTTTTCGACTTCAATTCTTTTATTTTTCGCAATATCTTCGGCTTTTTTGTATTTTAACCATTCTTTAAAAAAGAATTCTTTTTCAGACATTTTATTTTTTCTCCTTGTCTATTTTAACTTGTTTTTTGAATTCTTTAAATCCTAAATCAAATATTTGCTGGTATCCATGCTGTAATGGATTAATATATCTGTCCATTATTGCACAATTTACCTCATTTTTGAATTTAGAATTACATAAAATGGTTATTCTGTCCTGATTGTCTGCCACATTCGCGCCTCCTAATAAAATTATTTTATTACGATGTATATATGTTTTATTTCTATTTTTATGTCAATGATAAAAAATTAAAATTTTAAAAAAAATAAATAATTAAATAAAATATATTGACAAGATTGCTATATTATGTTTTATGTCTTTTCATGATTATTTATTTTGGTATAATAAAAACCGGAGGATGCAAATAAAATACAAATAAATACAAATAAAATACAAATAAATACAAATAAAATAAATGTAATTCAAAAGTAAAATATGGAGGATTACGGTATGGAGGATGCATTTGAAATGTCAAAACAAGAAATTTTAAATTTGATGAATGAATTTGTAAATGATATGAAAAAATGTGATGTGCGACAAGATGAAATCGATAAAAATATTTCTGTTTTATGGGATTTTTATTTTTCAAAAATTCAGAAAATAGAATCAAAATTTTAGGAATAATATATGTTTATCTAATAATATTTTTTAAGAGGAAAAACAAAATGAAATTACAACAAGGCGATGTCATTCTTAATCAAGTTGACTACGAAATAATCGGGGAAAAATTAGATCATTTAATTCTTGCCGAGGGAGAAGCAACCGGACATGCTCATAAAATAACTGAAGGGCTTGCGACTTTGGTAATGATGGATAAAATTATGCACCTTCAAATATTTTCTGACACCGCAAAATTGAAACATGATGAACACAATGAAATTATAATTTTAAAAGGAAATTATAAAATAAATATTGTCCGTGAATATGATCCGTTCGAGGATGAAATTAGAGCGGTGAGGGATTAATAATGATTAATGAATTAACACCAAAACAAAATGAACAACTAATTAATTTTCGAAATGAATGCTTGTCGATTGGATTGTCAACCGAACCGCTTGACCGGACTAAACATAGAGAGTTGGTCAACTGGTTATATCAAACATATTTTAATTTTGGCGGGGAACCTAAAATATGGTATGTCAACAGTCCATTAACATATAATTTAATAATAAATATATTGTATTCCATCAATGATAATTTTAGTGATAATATCAGTGAGAATCTCAGCAACAATCTCGGTGATAATCTAAGCAACAATCTCTGGGTTGATCTCATGGATAATCTCAGGACTAATTTCGCGGTTAATTTACGCAATAGTCTCATTGATAATCTCGTCATGATGCTATCAAATAATCTCAAATCTAATTTAAAATATAATCTTAAGGAGAGTCTCAGTGATAATCTCTGGATTAATTTCCGGGATAATATTATGAATAATCTCAGTGATACTCTCAGTGATAATCTCAGTGATAATCTTATGGTTAACCTTCTGAGTAATCGCAGTGATGATATCAGTGAGAATCTCTATGATATTCTCCGGGATAATCTTAGTGATAATCTTAGTGATAGTCTCATCGAAAATCTGCGGGATAATTTTTATAATAATTTTAATAACAATCTCCATAAAAATCTCTTGAATAATCTCTATGATAATCTTAATAATAATCTTAGTGATAATCTCAGTGATAATCTCTATGATAATCTCTATGATAATCTTAAGAATAATCTCAGGATTAATCTCGGTGATAATCTTATTAATAATCTCAGTAAAAATCTCAGGTATAATCTCAGAAATAATAAAATATTCCACAACGCATATTGGGGTAATTGGGATATCAACTGGATAAGTTTTTATTTTTTCCCATATTTATTTTTAGATATAAATTATGGGGAAAAATTAAATAATGATTTAATAAATATGTATGAGCTTATCAAATCTATAGGATCAATATTTTTTCATAAAAATATTTGTTTTATTTCGGAAAGACCATTAGAAATACACAAAAAGGGAATACAATTACATGCTGACGGAAAACCCGCGTTATTATATTCTGATGGATATTGCCTGTGGTATCTTAATGGCGTTCGGGTCAACCGGGAAATTGTAATGACTCCTGCCGATGAATTAGATTGCAATTTAATTCTAACGGAAAAAAATGCCGAGGTTCGGCGGGAAATAATCAGAAAAATTGGAATTGAAAGGGTTGTTAAAAAACTGAAATGTAAAATAATTGAAAAATCGGATGATGGGGTATATCAATTATATGAGGTGCCTATTGGAGAAAACAGAACAGCAAATTATCTGAAAATGAAAAACCCATCTGTTGATACATGGCATTTTGAGGGAGTTCCGGAAGAGTGTAATACCATTTTAAAATCGCTTGCATGGCGCGACGGAGAATCTAACTATGTTACACCATCTGCGTTAACATGATGCAACAATGTTTTATATTTGTTTAAATTGTGATTATAAAATAAAAAATTCGGATGGAAGTTTTTTTTGTTCATCTAGAAAAATAAATTTATTTCCGGTGAAAAAAGTCGGACATTGTGATTATTTTTATCAATCTGATAATTCAATGAATCCATACTCAAAAAAATATATTAAATATATATTTCCAAAATGAAAATAGCAATAATAAAATCATATTTATAAAATTATAATCAGGAATGAAGTATGACACCCGAAGAAAGAAGAATGATTAGAAAAATTTTGCATATTGCGGAAAGCAATCCGGGCAGTTATGTAACTGATGAAAGAGTAACGTTCGAAATATGCGGTTTGGACAAGACTGTTCTTCATGCTTCCCAAATAAGAAATTTATGTTTGAAATTATTAAACAAAGATAAATCATCACAAAAAATAGGAGAAAAATCATGCCGGAAATAACAATTAAAATTAACCATACTGAAAATGTAAATATTGATGTATGGTGCTCGACATGTGGTTTCCCATTGAAGGAATACAGTACAGTCAATGGAACGACATTATCTGTGTCTGTTGATCTATGTCCCAAATGCATTAAAGAACAAGAAAAAAAAATAATTGAATTAGAAAATAAAATATTAGAGATGAATAAAAATTAACATGATTTTATATCACTGTACAACCGAAAAAAAATTACAAAAATATAAGCATACTGGTTGTATTTTGATGCCAGTACGTGGATGGGCATATTTGGAATCAGCAAAAAATTGGAATAAAAAAACCGGAAGAACAATCATTTTAAAAATAATTTGCAATCTTGCATATCCCCTGTCCGACCACAGGCCACTATATCACTCATATTGGACGCCAGAAAATATAAAAAAATGGGAGGTTATATGATTTCATATGAAAGAGCAATAGTTGACAGATTGAAAGGATCAACGCCAAAAGAAAAATATGATAATTTAATGAGGATGCAACAGTTATTACATCAACTGGCATACCCCGCAAGGGGGACAGATGATGAAACAATGACAATAATGGATTTTGCAAAAAATGCTTCTTGTCTCATAGACCAGCACGGAGAATATTAATATATGAGATATGAGGTATTTACAAACGCCCACCATGCAGGACATAATATATGGAATTAATCAATGAAAAAAGTAGGATGCGAATAATGAATGAATTAAAATCAGGCGACACAAATGAAAAAAAAATTATTAAAAAATCATTAATAGAGCGTATGAAAAATTCTGACGCGCTAGAGGTGGAAGAAATAGAATTTTTATTGAAAAGATTATGATAGGAGTATATAAAATGAAAACAACAGTTCAAATAATACGGGATTATATCAAAGAGAATGACTCAAATGGTTTGTGTAACCAAAATGGTAAATGCTGGTGTGATATAAGTTATCTTTTAGAAAATTGTTGTGATGATAATAAAAATTGTATTCCCGCAAAAAAAAGATTTTGTAAAAATTGCATGTTGAATAACGATTGCGAATGGCAGATGGAAAGTAAATGCGATTTTTGCTACTATCCGAATTAAAAAAAAATGATATAAATTATGAAACGATGGAAATTATATCGGAAAAAATGCGAGAGGACAAAAGAGGCATTATGTCGAAAAAAGAAAAATTAGAAAAAAAATGGTGGAAATCAATGTTTACAAAAAGCCGAGACAAAAAATTAACTACTGAAAAAGTTGTTAATACATTTTCAATAGCATATACCACATTAGCAGGCGACTATACGGGAGGCGTTCTCGATCATGAAAATTTTGATTCCGACGATGAAAATTTTGAGATAGCACAAAAAAAATAAAATACATCAAGGATTTAAACAATGGCACAATTGCCTAAACAAGAACAGTTTGATCGAACTCTTTTAAAAATTGATTCAGCAATTGAACAAAAGAAAGCACTTGAAAAACAAAGAAATTACTTGGGCATGTCACAAATTGGAGACGAATGCTGGCGAAAATTATTTTATTCTTTTCGTAATGCTGAAAAAAAAGAATGGACTGAAAAAGGAATAAAAGCAATTGAAGATGGTTTTTTGCAAGAAGGCGTAATGGCTTTTCGATTGCGGTTGCTCCCTTTCATTGAATTGCATACTAATATTTCGAATACCGTAAACAATGTTTTAGGTATTCGAATCATTGCACCAGGAGATGATAACGATCAAATTGGATTTAGGCTTCTGCTCGATCATTTTTCGGGACATATTGACGGCGTAATACGCGGAATTATCGAGGCTCCAGGGACATGGCACATATGGGAACATAAGAGCGTAAATGATATTAAATTTAATAAACTTCAAAAAAGTA